ACGTCGTGGGACTACCTACCATTACATCAATATTTGCGCCTTCTTTACTATTAATTGTCTCAATCCATTTCAATTGAATAAAATCTTGTGGAGACAAATTCATTTCTTGCATATAAGCTTTATCTGCTTTTGCACGTTGGCGTTCTGCTTTCTCTCTTGCAATCTGTACTTCAGCTTCACGTTCTTGGGTCTGTTTAGCTTGTACTGCCTTTGCAGTCCTATTCATTTCATTCTTTTGATCTTCATTAGGAATTGCTTTACCAATAGTGACTTGCTTAATGACAACAGGAAATTCCTTTTTCTTTGATAGTTCTGCTACAAAATCCTGCATTTGCTTCAATACTTTTTCATCAATATCATTCAAAATTTGCCTATTACTCATCAAATCAAAAGGACTATGTTGTGAAATATGATCACGAATAATATTGCAATAGTAATTATATAAATTAGTATTAAACCAATCTTTTCCATAATTCTGCAATAGAATTGGTGACTTTCCTTTCTCAATTTGTGTAATAATTATAGTGTGGAAATCAAGAGGAGTATTATCATCTGATACAAGATCATCCATATTTACTTGATATTTGACAGGAATGATCTTGAATGTTTCACTATGTGTACTAAACCAGCACCAAGTCAATCCAGATTCTATAGGCTTCATATCAACACCACCATGTCCAAACACCCATGGCTTATAAATCAATACTGCTTCCTCATCAGCATCAGGTGAAACACTATGACATGAAGTCATACAAAAAATAAACACACTTACTACAATAAAACTAAAAAACTTCTTCATAAATTAATTAATGTTTAAAATTAATAAAAATGTTTAAAATATTTTAAATATCTGCTTTTTCAAATATGAATATACAATCATTTGTTGACAATTTCCAATCTTTAATTATCCAACCTTCAGCAAGAAGTTTGTTTACTATTGGGCATTCAAAATACGTTGTAAGTGATGTATCATCAACTGAATTAGCTTCCCAACCATTTGAATTATTCATTTCAATATCTATAACTTTTATCATTTCAATCTAAATTTACTTATTTTTAAAATTTTGCTCTCTGTTCATTTTCTTAATAGTCTTACGAAGCTCTTTAATTTCATTTTCAAGATCTTTAAGAATATATCTATTATCTAAAATTTCATATTGATTACGTATTTCCCATTGATACTTATCAAGTTCAGTTTCATAAGGATCATATGATCTTTTCTTAATATTTTCAGTACCAAGTTGCCAATATCTAAATTGTTTTTTTAATTGACTCATTTTTTTATTTGCATCACTAATTTCTTTATATTTCATTTCAATCTAAATGTACTTTCAAATATTTCCATCATCTTATTAAATTGATCCACATAATCAATATCTACAGAACCTATAGTTTCACAATTATCATTATCAATATGCATATACCAATTAGCACCATTATTAGTGCATTGCCATTTCATATCAATTTTTAATGAATATTCTTCATTAGTCCATAATGTATATGATCTATAATCATCTATTCCCCATATTTCATTATGAACTTGAATCTCTTCAATTTTCAAGTCATTACGTTCAAATCCATTCTTTAATAGAATATCATCAGTTATAGGAATTTTGTCCATCTTTTAATTCTTTAAGTTTTGCTTCAAGTTCTGCTTTCTTTTTTTCTTCTTGTAGTCTATATTCAGACCACCAATATTCTTCCCAATTGTCTCCATACTCTTCTTTCATTACTTCGTCAATATCGTCTCCATAATAATCATAATCCCAGAAAAGCAATGGATTACGATCTTCAATTTCAATATCTACATCATAGTGATCTTTCCACCATTTCTTTACAGTTTCTTTATTTGAAGTCGGAGTAGCCCACATCATAAGAGTATTTATAAATTTCATTTCATCAGCATTGAAATTATAAAAATTCTTACAATCACTAATTGCAGTCATTACAATATTGAAAATTTTATCTGTAATATTTTTTGCATCATCTGCTTCTGTATATTCAAATAAACAATTATAAATTTGATCCTTTAAAGAAGCAACATGCTCATATCCACGATGTGCTGAATGGAAAATTCCATCTTCATCAGTATATGACTCAACATATTTGTCTTTTGAACCTCCTTGTACAAGATATTCTTCAAGAATATCAATATCTTCTTTCCACTCAGAAGCAATACGATATGCTTTCTTATACTTATCAAGAATATAATTGAATTCCTCATATGAAAGATAATGACGATCATATACTGGACCATCTTTATCTTCATCTATTTTACCTGCTTTCTTTTCTTCAATAAGATTATCAAAATCTGCAGGCGGCTGTGCTTTTGCAAACATTTCTTTAATACAATCCATTAAAGCTTTACTCAATACATCTTCTCGTTCAAACATAATTTATAAATTTAAATTTTTAATATTTCCGTTTACAATTTATAAATAGTATTCTATATAGATATATACAAAATTTTAAATTTCTTTAACAATTAGACAATATTAAATACAATATAATAAATATAGCCCAAATGATAAACACTTGAGCTATAGCTTTCAAATTTTCTTTCATATTTGATCATCCTTACGTTTTTTCTTATTTTCAGAAATTTCATTATATGGATTAATATCTTTCGGCTCTATATAAATTGCTTTCTTAACACAATCTGCAACCGTTTTTCCATCTACACCAATTAAGTTTGCTTTAATATTCTTAATAGCAATACCCATTTGATTTTTCTCTATTCCATGTGGGTAATTTTTATTAATAAACAATTCAACATCATTTTTTGTTGGCAATGGTGGAAGCAAAGTATCAAGAACTTTAATTTGTGCATATTCTGCATCTGCAAGTTCTTGCCTATTATTATTAAGATAAATACAAGCACTATCTTGTCTTTCTTGAATCATTTTACGAATAAGATTAATTTCTGCTGCTTCATCATATTCTTTAGCATTCTTTGATGTTTTAAATTCAAGAATTTTTGCTTTTACCAATTTAAATGTTTCTGAAGCTACTTGATCATGCGCTTTCATAGCTTCCATAATTTTCTTATTAATGTCTATCATAATTTATAAATTTTATTTTACACCCATAATCATTTTTTCAAGACTCATCTTTTTTATTAAGTTTATTAATCAAATATGTATGTAAATCTAAACTTGCATATCCTAATATATATAAAATCAATCCAACAATAATATAACTATCATTATAATTTATTGATTTAGTTGCTATTATAGTAGCAATTGTAAATAAAAGACCAGGAATTAAGTCAATTATTATTTTATTCAAAACTTTTTTCATATTTAATTAGTTCTTACAACATTATATACCCACATAACATCATTAAAATCTACATATAGTTGAGAATTACCGTTTCGTTCAATTCGCAATCGTATATATCCAAAATCATTATCCTGGTCAAGTACATAAAATTTTGATTGCTTGCCGCCTGAATCATCAGTATATGTCCCCATTGATTCAATTACTTTATATACCTGTCGTTTTTCAGAATATATAACAATGATATCTGCATCAAAATCAATTTTCATAGTCATATTAGATTTTTGCCAATCTGACCATTCACTCCAACCATAAGATTTTTTATACTTTATTGCAAACTCAGTTGTCTTATAATAATAAGTTTGCGCATCTACATTATTAGGATTTCCAAACAATCCCAACATTGAAATAAAAAGAATAAGTAAAAATTTTTTCATGATTTATTTTTTATATTTATTATACAAGTATTTAATTCCATCATAACATGCACATCCGCACATAAATCCAAATACCATTAACAAAAAGTTTTCCATATTTTTTTACATATTTATATTTATTAAATTGTTTATATATAAATAGTATGTCAATATGCAAGCACCAGCAATAGGCATCATTAAACCAATAATAAACCAAATATATCCTTTATTAAATATTTTCATATATTTTTTTAATTACTTTTTTTGTTGAATTTGTAAAATTACATTTATCTGATAAGCACCATGCTATATAGTTTTTATCTTTCTCGCATATATATTTTACTGAAAATAGTTTATATTTGCCAATATTAAAACATGGAACATTTTCTCCATTAAATTCCATTATTGCTAATGTATTATCTTCACCAAGTAATTGTTCAGGTCCATATTGATGAATTCTTTGTTGTGCATAAAATATTGAATAAGTGGCTTTTACATCTGATAAAGCATCATGTGCAGTCAATCCACTTTCTTCCATTGATTTACCTTTATATCTTTTATATGTATCTCCAAGAGTATTACCATTTCTGCGTTTTTCTTCTAGAAATGCATCATAACAATTATGCTGTAAGAAATCATAATCAATTCCAATACGCATAAATTCATTCTTTAGAAAAGGAATATCAAATGAACATCCATTATATGTTAGCAAATCACATCCTTTTATAAAATCTATAATTTGATTTGATACATCCCTAAAGAATGGCTTATCTTTCAAAAAATCTTCAGTAATATGATGTTTCAATTTAGCTTGTGGAGAAATATAATAATTACCAACAGGCTGAATATAAACATTCATAGTGTCAATTAATTTATTAGTATTAGCATCAATTTTGATAGCAGCAAATTGAATAATAAAATCTTTAGATCTATCCAATCCAGTTGTTTCCAAGTCAAAAACTACAATATTATTACCATTCATAAAATAATTTAAATAATTTATTAGTTATTACAATTAGTAAATAGTTAATATTTTATTTTTGTTCAAATTTTCATTAATTCAAATTCATTAAATATAAAATTGAAATTTATTTTTATATAAAATATAGTATTTTGGTTATTTAAATGAAAAGAAGAACTAATCTTTTTTATACAAGTGGACCTGATAGCAAATTTTTAACATTTAGTAATTATACTGAGGCATTAACAGGAAATATAATAAGTACAGATACAAAATTATTTCCATCAAAATTTTTATGTTTGAAAATTAATGGATTAAATGTTAATACAAAAGAAATGTTCATTGAGTTTTTAATGAGATATTATGAAAATAAATTAGCAGTTATTAAAGATGGGTTAATAAGTTCAAATAATGGTACAGTTGAAAATTTATATCCATTATCATATTTATTAGAAGCTTTGTGTTATGTAACTAATGTAAATAATGATGAATTATATCTTAAAGAAAGTTTGCCTAATGACGAAGGTGATTATGAGAATATTATATTGTCATCAGTTGATTTATCAGATCATGCAAATAATTTTATTTCTTATTTTGGTGATATATCTGAAGAAGACTATAATGGAACATATACTGATATTATATGTTATATTGATATGAATAAATATAGAAAGGCAAATTTAAAAATTAAAAGTTCTGATGAAATAAATAATGAAATTACTGATATAATGGGTGAAACTTCTAATTCATATTTACATGGGTGGGAAAATTTCAACCAAGAATTCAATGGTAATAATGTTAATAATTTAAAACCAATATTTGATAATGGACAATCATATGATAGATTAAATAAAATAGAACAATTAAATATTGTTAATGATACTACATCAAGTAAATTGGAATTTAATATCATTATTCCATTATTTGATATTGTAGATATTAATTACCGTGATAATAATACAACAATAATTGAATATGATGAAAATAATTCAATGCCTATGCAAGATGCTAAACAATATGATTTGCCATTAGGTATATGGATATATGCAGATAAAGAAGAAGATACGTTTATTACTTTAGAAAGAGATACTGAGACTGGAATGTTTCCATCTTGGTCATTATTAATAAGTACTCAGTTTAAGCCATTTCCATATAGTAATCAAATTGTGAATAATGGAAATTCATCATTACTTGGTAATTCATTTTCTACATTTAGTGAAGTATTAACAAGAATGAATTTGGTATTAGATAAATTTAATGATATTGAAAGTACATTACAAGCATTATCATTAAAAATGCAAGAAATTAATTCACAACTTAATAATATAGGTACTGAAGCAAATATTGAAGAATTAAAGACCAAAATAAATGAATATAAAAAAGTATCTGAAAATGATATATTAAACTTAGAAAACAAAATATTAAGTTATATATCTAATATTAGATGGAATAGTATAGGAGGATAAAATAATATATAATTTACATAATGAAGAATAATTCAATAAAAGAATATTATATAAAAATTGAAAAAATGATGGAAAATGCTGTTACATTATTAACAGCAATAAATGAATCACTAACTACATCAGCATCTGAAGTAAGTGTCAGTATAATAACTAATGAAAACAGTGTATCAACTGTAAAGATACCGTCATTTATATATTTGGAAAACAAATTAGAAGAAATTTCAACTAATTTTAATAGTTTATTTAATATTCCTAAGACTGGTGAAGCGTGGTTTGATAAATCTGGTGATATGATTAAGTTATCATTAGTAAAATCAAATAATGCGCCGCTTTCTCCAGTTGTATCAAATTTAGATAATTTGTCATTTAATATAAAAGACAACAATATATTTAAAGATTTAGTAACACCACGAACATTCATACGATTAAATATTTCTAATATAACTGATAATATATCACAAATGTATGTAAAGAAATTTATATTATATGATTCAGTTGATGCAAATTATTTAAGTAATTATAGTACATACACAGATATAAAGAATGCTTTATTTAATAAAGCAGTAGGCACAGATTATGAAGAATATGATTCAGTATTAGAAATGCCAATTCGTGAAGATAAATATAATTCGCAATTTGTTATTGAAGATATTCCAATTGATTATGAAGAAAATCCATATTTAGTAAATGGTGTTATAACATATAAGATAAGATTAAATACAATTACATATTATGATAAAGATGATTCATCAATTGAATATCAATTAAAAAATGGTGATTTGATATCTTTAATAGATGAATATGCAATATATAAAGTAAAAAACATAAGTACTATATATAATTCTGATAATACTAATGATCAAAATGATCATATTGTAGAAGTAGAAGAATATATTGGACACACAGTTTTACAGTCATATTATGAAAATCAAAATATGATCTTTACTATATATAATGACAATTATTCAAGTTATCATTATATCGATGTTCCATTAGAAGAGAATCGTAATATTATTTTATTCTTAGGCACTATATATAATAATGTAAAAAGTACATTATCTGAAGCTATACATATAGACTTAAGTACTATATATATGAAGGATAATAATGGAAATTATGTATTAGATGATAATGGATCAAAAATAACTTATATTGATTATTATAAAAAGTATTGTAAAAACATTGGTGATATGATGCTTGGCTTTACTGAATTATCATATCCACAGACATCAAATTTCTCATCAGAAGAATTAAGACGTTTGACTGATAGTGAAGAAATGAAAAATATTGTTAACAATACTTTATATATTGATGATGATTTAGTTCTTAATGTAAGCAGAATAAATGAACATTTGATAGATGACGAAATGTCTAAAAATATTATAAGTTTACATGAACAAAAGAATGAAATCAATTCACAATTAAGAACTATACAAGATAATGTAGATCAAATATATTCACAATTGACTTCTACTGACTTTACACAAGAATCATTAGTATCACAAGAATCATTAAGATCTAATCTTAAAGAATATTATGATCAACGATTAGATCTTGAGAAACAATTATTATTGATTATTGACAATATTAATCAAGAAAAAGAAAATGTAATTGGTTTAGCAGAAAGTAAATATAGAATAAGAGGTGTTACTAATTCAAGTGACAAATATGATTCATCTATAGAATCACCAATAGTATCTTATTTACATTCAACATTTGGAGATAATGTAGAATTAATAGGATTAGATGTAGAATATAAATATAAATCAATCAATAAGAATACCACATCCATATTAAGTAAATCTAATGTATTATTTACTGATTGGAATAAAATGAAAACTATTGAAAGGGAAAGATTTTTAAAGTTTGATTCTGCAACTAATTCATATTCAATTGTTTTTTCAAATTATAATGCCACATCTAATATAATAAAATGGAATCAAATTGATATACCTATCAATCAGGGAGAAGATGTAGTAATTCGTATAAGATATAAATTAAATATTGGACAGCCATTTATTAATTTATATACACCATGGTCAAATGAGATTACTATGTCATTCCCAGCAGAATATACTGAGACTACTGAAATTTCATCGATAGTTAAAAACAATGATGACGATGTAGTTAACTCACGTTTTTTAAGAACATTAATTAATGATGGATATCAAGAACATATAAATAATAAGATTATAGATAATGCTCAAACTTATTATCATATGCCTGAGAATATATATTCAGGATTTAATACAGCTGAAAATAAATTTATATCATTAAAAGACAAATTAGTTGAAATGAATAATGATATAACAATTTATAAAGCTGCGATTGATAATGAAATAAATGCTAAATATGAAGTATTATTAGAATGGGATAATAATTCATTACAATTATCAAATATGACAAATAATAATATTGTCATAAATGAATTAGCAAATGGCACAACTGATGCATTTGTAAAAAAGAAAATGAATCTTATTATTCGTAATGTGGGATCAACTCCTATTAAATTATATAGCATATTGCCAGGAAACATTGATACACCATTAATATATTCAGATAATCAATATTTGAATGAATATGTAAAAGATTATGAAAGAGTTCCAATATTAATAGAAGGCTCATCAATACCATCTGAAAGTATTACACCACAATATTTAGGACAATGGTTATATTTTAGAGAAACAAATCCATTTACACATGAATCTTTATATTATAATGATTCTATACAAAGACAAAATGACATATCAGCAGTATTACAAAAATCACGTGCTACATTTGTCGGACAATTATCTAAATATTTGAATGTTGATAATAAACAAGCATTATTACCATTCAGAAAACGATATGATATTGATTTGCAATCATCTACAAATACTTGGGGATTTTTGATTATAGATTCTGAAAGAAATACATCTTCATATCAAATAGGTTATGACGAATCAGATAATGCGTATGATTATAATAATATTGATAAATATTTCTTATATAATAATGTAGATAATTCAAATAATTCATATATCTTAAAATATGAGCATTTCTTAAATACTACATTAAATAATGAAAATGATAATAGATATTTATCAAATAATGTTAGCTTATCAGATTTTATTCAAGGATTAAGTAAATCAAATGTAAATGATTATAACGGAGCATTCTTTATACCTGAATTAATAAGTAGAACACAGCTATTATGTGATACAGTAGAAACAAATCAATATAAAGTATTAGATATTGGTAAAACTTTATCAATACCATTATTATATGAATATTTCTTAACAGGATCTAATAAGACATCAAATGTTCAAATTTCAAAAACATTAGCATTTGATTTAAGACCATCATTAATGAAAGAAACAGATCATTATATTATAACTGTAACAGCAAAATATGATTATTCACAAATAACTGCTACTATACAAAATAATGTATCATTACAAGAATCTATAGCAGATGATTGATATCAATGATTAGATATATCAGATGATTGGATATATCAGATGATTGTATATATCAAATGATTGTATATATATCAAATGATATTAAATATATTGATAATATATTTTTAATAAATAAAGACATATATTTTAAGAATGAATTTTAATTTTCAAAATAACGATTCTATTAATAAATATAATGGACAATATCTTAAATGTATTGTAACTAAACATCAGTCTTCAATATCGTTATTGGCAAATAGTGGATCATTAATAATATATCAGCCTAATGATCAAAACGATAATAATAGATGTTACATATATTTAGGCAATACATTTTTAGCATCAGGTTATGGATTTAAAAATAAAGATTTAGTAAATAGTGCCACATCTATTATCAATAATTATGATAATCAAATTGATGAATTAAAAGCAAAAGACAATTCATTAGAACAAATTATTACAGCTAATTATAATAATCTTTTAGATGAATTGAAAAATTATGTCCAAAAGGATGTCAAAAATGGAAATGCATCAAATACATATATTGAATTTAATAGTGATACATTACAGCCAAAATATGTAAAATTAATAGATTTAATAAATCATGGGCGTGATGCACATTATGATGATATAGAATTTAAGCGTATAAAGAAAACAATTATTACTGAGAATAACGAATTTTATAGTGAAGATATATTTACTGGAGAAACACAAGAATCAATAATTAATGTACCTATTGGAACTATTATAAGAAAAATTCAAATAGATATAGAATATGATCCACGTGACACAGGTGGAATATCAAAATTAATTGTTGGGTATACTGACCAATCAGATTCATCAACACCTAAGAATATATATATTGAATATGATGGCACAATTTCATCAATAGATAATTCTTTATATACAAAAACATTTGTGTTAGATTTGACAAATCCAAGATTGGTGCCTTATATAATAAAAGATAAAGATATAAATATTATATCAAGTATAACTGCAGTTATTGCAAAAACACCTTCAAGTAAATATAAGAATTATCCTGAATTAGAATCATTATATGAAATTTCAATAAAATCAACAAACCAAGCTATTTATGAACACGAGTCAAAAAATTTAGCTTCTTTAATGATTCATCCATTATATTATATAAAATATTATATGAATTCAGAGAATTCAGTTAATCCTTCATTAAATCAATTTAATTATCATAGTGATTTATTAAAAGAAGAAAATTTCATAAATGAATATATAGATATTGATTCTGCAGCAAAAAGATTAGTAATTGCAGTCCCATCAATATATAAAGTAATTAATATATCATTTATTCCAAATTCAGATATTAATGGATACAATGGTAATGAAGAATATAATTGGAGTGGATCTACAAGTATAAAAAACAATATTAATATTACATATAATTCTACATTTTTGATATGTGATATATATAACATTTTAATACAAGAGGCTATAAATTCAGATAATCAAATAAGCGCAGGAAAAATAAAATTAACATTAATACGTACTACTAAATCTGCTGATAAGATCGTAAAAGAAAATGAAACATCTGAAAGTGATTATATAAATCAAAATGAAATCAGATTTGTTAATGAATTATTTGATAATATATATTGGGTATATAAAGATGAAGAAAAGCTTAATGAAATATATAGAAATGGATTAGATATTAGAATTTAAAATTCATAAAACATATGTATTTTTATTATTAAATATATAAAATTAAACTTAATAAAATGGTAGAACATATTTCATCATTACAAAAAGTAGCATTAGTACGAGGTTTTGGATTTGCCGAATCAAAAGAATTAGCAAGTAATTATCCATTTGCTTTAATTTTTAGTGAAGGAGATCCAACAAGTACAACAGCTCCAGCAGTTTTTCAAGGTGAATATAGATATACAAGATTTATAAATGTTAATCCAGAAAGAAAGGAAATACAAGTTAATGATCATACGATAGTATTGCATTTTGATTATGATACTGGGTTATTATCAATTGGTGATAAATATATATTAAATAGCATAAGATTACTCAGATTATCATATATACCTTTTAGAGGTGATAATATTGAATATATATATGATGATGGAGAAGGAGAATTAAAAATTGATTCTAAAGATAATAAGTTTAAATTAGAAATACAGTTTGAATCAGATGATGAAAATAATGTAAAATATATTTCAAAAGAATTATCATTTGGGTATAATGATTATATACAATATTTAGGATATAATTCAAGTTCTTCAGAAACTATTGGCATATATAATTTTAAAGTAACTGATACTTGTAATGAAGAATTAACATTAAATGCAAAATCAACATATGCATCCAATATTGAATTAGACTCTATATTTGAATATGTTAAACTTAATCCGCAATATTTACATGTATATGAAAATGGTATAAATATTGATAATAAAGATACTATCATATTAGAATACGACCAAGAAATTACTATAAAAGCTATATTAACATGCGACATACCAAATGCAGTATTTAATAATTTTGATATGCGTATAAATAATATGCCGTCATATATAGATGTTAATAAAGTTGGTGTATATGGTAATGAAGCAACATTTAAAATAAAATGTACAAATATTGATGATAACATATCTTTAAAAGGATCATTTGATATTACTATATATAGAGATGATAATCCTAATATGTCTATAAGACATTTAAGTAAGAGTTATAGAATAGAAGTACATGGAGAATATAATGATGCATTATGGTATATAGGCAATATTAATCCTGAAGAATTAACTATAAATGATTTAATGTCAATAGAAGGAAATCCAGGAATAACTGTTCAATATTCATATGAAAATAATGATATTGAAAATACAAAATATTTTATAATATCTGATACATATGACGGCATAAAAAATCCTGGAAATAATAAAGTTGGTATATGTAATAATTTTTATAAGTTAAACGATTATAATCAACCTATATATATATCTGAAAATAATTATTGGATTGAAGAATATATAACTTCTGAAAATGTATCTTATATAATCATTAATAATATTAAGTTTAATATATATAAATTTAAAGATGATATATTATATAACAATAAATTTTATGGGAAAATACAATAAAAATTAAGATATGAATGAAAATAATAAATATACACCTATAATACCTTCTAATGTTGAAACTGGTACTATTGCACCAACTCACATATATAGTAATATAAATGAAGGGTCAGATAATAGAAACGCATTATTAGATGGTGAACAAATTAATTGGAAAGGCTTAAAATTATTAGGAATTGATTTTTCATCTCCAAGCTATAATGGTTCAAATGGATATGCAGCATGGGTTGATGTATTTAATGCATTAGAAGAAAGATTAGAAGCTTTAGAAAATGCTGAACCACAAATTATACCCGTTAGTTCAATTGTTTTATCTCCGAGAGATGTTCAATTTGACAGTATTGGAGAAGAAGCAACAATAATTGCAACAGTTTATCCATTAAATGCTACTAATAAAGCAGTTGTTTGGAAAACAGAGAATACTGACATTATAGATTTATATGATGATGGAAATGAATGTGGAATTAAAGCTATTGGACCAAATCCAGGTAGAGCTATTGTAACATGTAAAGCTACAGATGGTAGTAATGTTTCTGCTACTTGTACAGTTGATTGTAATTGGCCTACAACTGTACATGTTAGTTCAATTACTTTATCTCCGCCAGATATTCAGTTTGAAGATGAGGGTGAGATAAAAACAATAAATGCAACAGTTAATCCACTAAATGCAACAAATAAAGAACTTGAATGGACAATTGATAATACAAATATTGCTTTAATTGATGAAATTATTGAAAATACAAGTTGTAGAATTGAAGCTATTTATCCAGGTCATACTACTTTAACGTGTAGAGCTACAGATGGTAGTAATAAATATGCTACATGTACGATTGATTGTAACTTCGGTAAAATTGGTAGAATTAGTTTAAATGAATCAAGTTTAACATTTGAAAATTTAGATGAAACATTTACGTTAACACCAACTATTGAACCTGCTAATGCTCTGGAAGGAATTACATGGACGTCATCAAATCGTAATGTAGCAACAGTAGATAATAATGGTAAAGTTACTGCAAAAGAGTTCGGTACAGCTATTATAACATGTAAATCTGATAGTGGAGAAGCTAGTGCAACTTGTAATGTTACTGTTCAAGAAAACAATAATACATATTTATACATAGGTACTGTACCTCCCACTGCATTAAATATTGACACAATAGAATCTAGTTCAATTTTATTTGAGACATCTAAACCTGCATGGAATTCAGGTTCTAAAGGAACATTAAATGTAACTAATGCGGGATCGTATTGGTTAGCATTACCTGTATCATGGGGTAATATAACAATACAATATGGAGCATTTCCAGTACAACAAGATAAAATTGATTACGATAGTGGAGAGAGATATAATAATATTACAATTAATGGTATTGAACATATTGTTAGACGTTTTGATTTAGAGGAATACCCTTATGAAATATGGTTTTAAATAAGTTTAAAGTAATAAAAAAATAAAATTATAAGTTATGGCACAAATTATACAAGACGGCATACAATTTAATAGTGTATATGGTAGTCCGAGAGTTGCAGCATCAGGTATTGTTAAAAGACCTAATGAAGGTTCACTACCTCAAGATTGGTATAATGCAGGATCATATCACATAGTTGAAGCTCCTGACATCAAATGGTGTGGAGCGGTATTGCCAAATGGTGATATATCAACTGGAGGACAAATGTCAATTGATACAACAGGTGAATTATTATCATTGATTAATAGTATGCAAAATGAAATTTATGTATTAGGTGCAGCTGTAATGGCATTATTAGGATCAAATGATTAATTAATGAATTAAAGAAGAACATCTAATATGAAAATCATAAAATCGGGTACATTAGTATCCGATTTTTTATTTTTTTCATTATTTTTAATTAATATATTTTATATATGTTATGTTAGATTATGATATATTAAATTATAAGCCATTAATTAAATTAGATGGTGAACAGTGTTATGATTTATTAGCACCTGTTTATAATATAAATACTATATATAAACCTAAAGTAATTATAGTAAATGAATATTATGTGGCAAGACCAGATCTTATTTCATTTGCTATGTATGGGGATGATAAATATGCAGATATATTATGTAAGATAAATGGTATATCAAATCCATTTGAAATGAATGAAGATGACACGATGATTATACCTAATATTGAATGGCTAAATGAATGTTTAGAAAGAAATCCTGCACCATCAAAATTAGTTGAAGATGATGATTTGGATACTATACAAGATGCAGATAAAGATAATTATCAAAAACGTAAAGATGAATTAAGATCTCCTAATGAACAGACTTTAGGAGAATCAAATTATATAATAGATAAATCAATAGGAGTAGTATTTTATTAATAATGAGTAATTATGAAAATCTTGTAAATTCTGCTGAAGTATCAACTAAACCAATTAATCAAACTGTTGATCAACCTACAGAAATAGAAAAGGAACAAGTTTCTGAGACTAAGCAAAATAAAGAAACTAATATAACAGATCCAAAAGTATGTCATGATCCTGTATTTAAAAGTGAAGGTATTGCAAGATTATATACAAGTGAAGGCAAAACTATGGGAGAAAATGGTGAATCATCTGCTTATAATTTTTATGATGCATTATTGTCAGATGGTGTACAATATCCATTGCTTGTAATAAATAATAGAAATATCGAAGATTATTACATCTATAATTATAAATTAACATATGATAGTTTTTTGCCAACTTTGGAAGTTATAATTAGAGATGATCATCAAAAAGAGCAACGTATTAATTCAACGCAAATGAGTGGATTAATGCGAACATGTATTGTGTCTTCAGTAGATAAGGTATATAAAAAGATTATTATGCAATTTAGAATTACTGAAGTAGAAATTGATCATAATAATCCTATATATGTACGATATTATGGTGTTTATGATATTCCTAATTTTAGAAACATCAATATTGGTCATGTTTGGATGAAAGATTTATGCAAAGGTCAATGGTGTAATCATAAAGGACAGAAAAATGCAAATACATGGGAGTTCTTACATGAATTGGCATTAAAAGCAGGATTAGGATTTGCAGCAACATACCATACTAAAGAAATTGAAGACCGTTCTTTACGTAATATTCCTGCAGAACGTATAAATGAATATATAAATGAACAAATATCATATTCTGGGTTAGATGAAGATTCTATTATGGATGCTTGGGTTGATTTATATGGATATATTGTATTAGTAAATTTATCATATATATTTAATGAAAATTTAGAACCTGACGAATTGACAATAGTAGCAAATCGTGGATTTAATACTATGACAAATAAATTACCTAAGCAAAAACCTGAACGTGTACAACGTGTATTAACAAATTGGCCAATGATGTCTACTATATCTAATATGATGATAAATAAATATAGTATGAATATAGATAATAATATAGTTAGTAGCGGTACATTATCACGTAAATATATGTATCAGTTAAAAGGTAGAGAAACGATTTTAGCAACACACGATATACAAGTAAAACAGGATTCAGTTGATGGAGAATATTTGGAAGATTATAATACTGAAGCTTCAATAAGTATACCGAAATTTAATTTTAATTGCCCTGAATATACAGGCATATCAGGATATGATATGAATCTACAAAAATCAATTAGAACTGCTTGGCTTGCGAAAAAACGACAATCAATATTAAAAGTTCAATTATCACAAATTAATTTAGGCTTACAACGCGGTACATTAGTTAATATAGCAATATTTGATAATGATCCAGTAAACAAAAAAATCATAATTGAACAAACATCAAATTTAGCAGGCAGTAAAGATATTAAGAATGATAATATAAAATTAGTTGATGAATGGTCTAAAGGCTCAGCTTTAACTGATGATGGTGTATGGGCATTAAATCTTAAATTATCAGGTATGTATTATATTGAATCAATGGAATTCTTATTTAATCATGAATATAATGAAATCATACAAATATTATATTTAATTAAAAAAGGTAGTACTACAGGATATAATAATAAACATACATTTGTTCATGTGCCTGAAATAGAAGACGTACAAACACAAGAGCAAACCGATTTTGAAACATTACCAGCAAATTAAATTATGGATAAAATATTATTGGGAAATTATATTTCATCATATGATGATATGGTTTATGAGTCTGGCCCAAATAATTTTAAAAATTTTATGTCAGACAAATATAATAGAGTTCATAATGAATTATATAATGAAGCATTAGAAAGATATTATAAATATGTATTAGACAAATATATTTCATATGAATTTTTATATGAGTTGTTTTGTATTATGAAAAATAACTCAGATACATCTACTACTTTATATAATGCAATCATAAAATCTAATAATATAATTATAAAAAATGCATTATCTTATTTATGTCTAAATGCACGAGATTATGTAAATAAAGCATATGATTTGATATTTGATTATTTAGATATGTTAAAGATAGCCATGTCTGATAATATAAATGGCATAGAAGATAAAGACGATATACAAGATTTTACAGCATCATATATTAATACATCAATATTTATTAGGCCTGAGTCTGATGAAACATTTGATCATCAATTTAAAACATATACATTAGAATCAGATACTAATATTGTTGAAGAACATAATTTTTATATGGGAGAAAACCAAGATTATGTATTTATACTTGAGAATGAACTTGGTTTAAGAATTGGTTTCAATAAAAAAGGCAAATGGATAATAATATTAAATGGTGCATCATATTCATCCATAGAAGGAATGAATGTAGTATTTGAAAAATTAAATTTTATAAATAAAAATTTACAAGAAAAACTAAAAATAGAAGCTTTACAGCAATTTAATAATAATCATAGAGTATTAGAAATAAAAAATTCAGAATATTGGAAGCCATCATCTATAATGATCATATCAAAAATTTCACCATATAGAAGACAACTTATAAACTTATCTAAATGGTGGAATTCAAATTATGACAATATTAATGGACATAATCATAAGGATATTAATGATATTAAAATTACAAAAGAAAAATTATTAGATTCTGAAGTAATAGAAATAAATTATATATCAGGTACAGCAAAAATGTATTCAAAAACAAACGATATTACATATGAAGTGCCATTTGATTATTTAGATGATCAAACTGTATTAAATGATGCAGTATTATTAACAAATACATTTCTTAATAATTCATAATGAGTTGGTGGACAAAATTAAGAGATTCTGCTAAAGACAGTTTTACAAGTGGAGCAGAAAAAGGAATTTTGCATGCTTCAGGATATATATCTAATTTAGGTATTGTCGCACCTGATGATTATACTTATGATGAATATGGAAATAAGATAGGCATAAATAAATTTTATGCTGAAAAAATATCTAAACTATATTCACGTGAAGGCAGTAACCCGTCACAACCTATTATAGGATTAGGATCATCAACAAATAAGCCGTTTGAAGATAAATATGACACTTATAAGAAATGGCTTCATGACGACGGTAAGGAAGCTAATGGTGGTCCTAATGCAAAATACATAAATACTAATACACGTGTATATCAAAATGATGAAGAAGATAAATTTCATTTAAAATTACCTGATTGGGGTTATGATGATTTTATAAATGAACGTGCAATATGGCAAAAAGGATTAAGTTCAATATTTGATGAGCCTGCTTGGTTTTATTTTAAAGTAATATTTGATTTTGAATCAAGTACAGGATTATTTGGTGATTTATTAAATTATGGAAATACATATAAAAACAATTCTGCATTAACATATTTAAAGTCATGTTCACAATCATATTATCAAGAAAAAATTAAACATAGAATTACTGCATTATATAAATTTGGATCACTTCTTAGTTATATAACAACAAATGCTCCATGGTATTTTAAAGCTATAAAAGGATTAGATAAAGCATCAGTACCTGTGATATCTGAGTTTTCACAAGAAAAAAGTATTGAATTAGAATTAAATTCTGATGCAATAGATATGAGATTATCTACATTAATGTCTTTATATCAATATGCATGTTTTGACAAAAATAATGGTAAAGAAATTATACCACGTAATTTAAGAATGTTTAATATGACAGTTATATTATTTCAGACACCATTAAGATATTTGCATACTGCATATGTTGAAAGTAAAAAAACAGTTGTACCAGGATTTACACCAGAATCAAAATTAACTACATTTGCTAAAGAACATCATTTAGAATCATTAAAGTTAATATCTAATGAAAGACTTGAGTCAACTACATTAGGATCAACACAAAGAAAATATAAACGCATGACAGACTTAAATAATGGTAGAACAAATTATTCAGATATGATGTCAATGAAAATATATACATTTGAGGGTTGTGAATTTGATCCATCTACTTTTGCTGCTATGATACCTGGCTCAGTATCGAATGAATCACCATTTAAAATTGGAGAAACATCTATTAAAATAACATACACAAAATGTTATGAACATACAATGAATGAATTTTATGGTATGATGTTTGGTACAAATGGATTTTATTTTAATAATTACGCAACATACCAAGGTAATGATAATTATAGAGCTGTTGTAGAAGGCTATTGGAATAAACAAATTGAAAGATATAAAACATTATCTGATATATTTGAAGACGTTATTGGTGGAGGAGTATCATTTGGTGTTGTGCAAGCAAAAACATATAAAAAAGCAGTTGATGCAACTGAAGCCATAATGAATGGTATTATTAATGATAGTGATATACTTAATAAATTAGGCACTAATGCATTAATGAGATTATTAGGTAATAAATCATGGAATCCTTATGCTACACAAGGAAACTTATATGGAGATGTAGGAATTGGCTCTAAATATTATGAACAAAAATTAAAACAATTAAAAAATGGACCAAAAGAACCAAAATATGTTTCAAAACAACATGAATATAATGCTGAAACAGATTTTGATGTACAAAAATATATTAATAAATTTAAGAAAACAACAAATGTTGGATATGATGTAAATTATTATGTTGAAAAATTAAAAGCTATAAAAAATTCTCCACATATAAATACTTCAGAAGAACATGCTTATAGAGAAAGTGAATGGCTATCATGGGATGATTTACCACAAAAAGTAAAAGAAAATATGTTAAAATTAAAATCAGGATTAAAAGAACATAAAAATACTTCAGAACCACGCCAATATAACCCACAAGCTGAATTTGATTTAAGAAATTGGATTAATAAATTTTCAAATAAAACTGAATAGTTTAAACATTATGCTAGCTATCCCTCAATCATCTTCTAGTTACTTAGAACATATAAATAATGGATACCTATATACTTAAGATTAAAGTTTATTAGAAGATGATTGAGGGGTAGCTAGCATAATTCTATTTATAATAAATATTGTTTATAAATTCTATTTATAATAAATATTGTTTATAAATTCTATTTATAATAAATATTGTTTATAAAATTCTATTTATAATAAATATTGTTCATAAATTCTATTTATAATAAATATTGTTTATAAATTCTATTTATAATAAATATTGTTTATAAAATTCTATTTATAATAAATATTGTTCATAAATTCTATTTATAATAACTATTATTTATAATTACCATATCATTTTCCTCTAAACTGCCCATATTAAGTATATCATTAAATGACAATTTTACTAAATTATTGACATCATATTTAATTAATTTAAGTTTATTTAATAGTAATGATATTTTTGCATTATCAGTGTCACAAATGTATATATAGATTGTATCATATAATTTATATATATTAAACGGTATTTGTTCACCATTTACAATATATATATTTGAGGGTGTTGCATATTTGCTAAAATATTCATCTAAAGTCATTTTTTGTTTAATTACTTTATCTTCAATTAATTTTAAATCTATTTCATGTTTTGATAAAATAACGTCTTCGATATCATTGATATTTATTATTTTAATATTTTTGCTCATGTTTTTATGAATTGTGTTTTTTTGGTTTTATTTTTATAAAATAGTATATTTTTGTTGAAATTATAATGGAAAATATATTTAATAAGATAAATGATGATGTTTGGATAAGACCATGGAATGAAGAAAAGTTTAATGATTTGTATAATAGAGATGAACGATTTTTCTCCATAGTCATAAAGGGATTAACATCATGGCTTAATCGTAATATATTAATGTATAATAAACCTATTAATCATTTTATATTTAATACAGGATCATCATTAATGTATATAGAATCAAATGGATATGATTTTTCATGGTCTGAGACGAGTGGTGAAGATACGATGTATATGCAATTACCAAGATGCATAATGACATTAGGTAATATAACAATTCCAACTGAAGAGTTATCTTCATCATTTAGTCGCGGAACATATGAAAGAAAATCAGGAAATCTAATAAGAGGATATAATGCAGAAATAAAAAGAATTCCTATTGAATTAAGTGTAAATTTACATTATTATTTAGGTACATTTAATGAATATTTAATATTAGTACAAGAACTTATTGATAAATTAATTTTTCAAAAATTTTTTAATATTACATATCTTGGGCAAATTATAAGATGTAGTATTGAATTTAGTACTGATTATAATATTGATTTAAATAATATTGATATGTCTTCACCAGATCCTACGCAAAAATCAGTTTCATTAGATATAAAAATATCAAGTAATTATCCATTAATAAATGAACGTACTGCAATAAGAACAGATAAAGTAATTGAGAATTTTGGAGTTGTTCATAATTTAGAAAATGCAGGATATGCCACAGATATTGAAAAGATAGGTAGAATATTAATGAATGATTATGATGGATTTAATGAATTTATAAATGCTATTAATGGTGATGAATCAAATAATGAATCAATTAATGAAGTGGATTATAATGAATATGATTATGATCATGATGGAGAAATAGGAGTATCAGATATTAAGATTGCATTAGATCATATGAAATATTCGAAAGATAATGAAGATTATTATATAAATTATAATGATTTGTTAAAGATAATAATGATATTGAAAAAAGAAAATGCTAATTATTCTTATGAATATGATCAATTAACTAATATGATTTATATAACTGATAATGAAGGAGAAATAACAGAAATAGATTTAAAAAAATATAAAATAGAACATGTCTAATATAGGATCTTCAGATATAGTAGGAAAACAATTAAAAGCAGTAATTACTAATGCTACAGAAGCTGAGCTTAATGTATTTAAAAATAGTGATAAATCATGTGAAGCCAAAAATACAATAATTATATCTGTACCACAGAAAACCGAAACTGATGGTACAGTTCATGATGAAGAAGGTAAGATATCAATATGGCTTTCAGACAATGATGGAAAACTAATACAAGTTACTAAACCTATAAATTAAAAAATGGATTGCTTAAGCAATCCATTTTTCATTGTGTTAAATTATTTTATTTTGCATCGTCTTCAGATTTCTCATCTTCATCTGGATTTTCAATTTCATCAATAGCATCATTTAATTCTCCAACCTTAGTCTCAAATGATTTAGTTTTTTGAGCATATTGTTCATCAGAAGATCTTCTTTGAGAAGAACGAATTGTTTGACTATATTGTTGTAATATGTCTTGTACAGATTCTAATTTTGAAACATTATCAGCAGTTACTGTAACTGTTACAGTATCTTCAGATGTTTCTACACCATCTTTGTCTTTTAAAGATTTAATTGTTTCTTCAGCATTTTCTAAATCTTTAAAATTAAAAGTTATTGTTTTTGAACTTTCAGCTTCTTTAATATAAGTTGATTCAATAATAAAATCTTTTAATGTTCTCATTTTATTTTAATTTTATTTTTATTTTTTATTCTTTTTTGTTGTTTATTTCTAATTGATTCATAAATAGCCTCTTCTTCAATAAATTCATCAAGATAATTTGCAATGTTTTTCATAATAAAATAAATATATGTTTGTTAATTAAAATTTAGTAATGGAAATATTTCTGCGAATTGTTTTCCATAAATATATATCTTATTTTTATTTTCATCTATTTCATTATTCTTTACCCATTGAAGTACTTTAATATAATTTTCGATAATAGAATAATTTGAGCATCCTGCTATACCACTGTTTATTGTAAGATCTGAGCAGTTACTATCTGATGAAGTTCCTGAATTATTATTTGAATTTGTATCTGAATTAGAAGAATTACCATTATCAGGACCATAATCCAAATTAAATACATAATCCCATTGTCTTCCTTTTCTTTTATTAAATGTATGACATCCGCAATTTGTACTACTTGTTCCTAATCTTGATAAATTAAAATCTGACTTAAGTAAAGCCAATAATAAATCTATTAATTGATCTATTAATGTATCATTAGGAATTTCTAAACCTTCTTCATCTTCATTAATCATCCAACAACAATAAAATTCTGTGTCAGATAACATCTTAATTAACCATTGATACATTGCAGCTTTATATTTATCTAAACAAGTTGCCTCATCAATATTTATAGTTTCTGTTCCTGTGTTAATAGAAGCAGATGCATTAGTGACACATGAAGATTGTTGTGTACATCCACAAGAAGTACTTGGACTTGATGTTTGTAATGTAGTATTAAAAATGCTATTCATTAATATTGTAGCATTATCTATACCACCATTAGCATAATATTCAATTACATATTTATATAATGTATTGATAGGATCAAATGTAGAAAAATCAATATTAGTATTATTTAATATTATTTTCATAAATGTCTGATTAAAGTTCAATAATGATTCTTCATCAATATCTTCTTTATTATTCTTATATATATAATAATTAATTAATCTTATATCATTACTTATAGGAGTATAATCATTACTTATTACAATATCATGTAATATATATTCATTTAATTTTACTTCAGCTCCTAAATCAAAAAATATTGATTCATCAGTAAAAAAGTCATTTCCTATTGTAATGTCATAATCATTATTATATAAATATTCTTTAAGATCATCTTCATTATCTATTGAATACAACCCTAATATAAAATAGTCAATATCATCATTTTTTAATTTATTTGACATAACAAAATATAAGTTTAATGTATTATTTAATATATTTGTTAGCCTAACAAATAAAAAATACTTATTAGATGTATTGTTTTTTATGATTTTTGAAGGTATAGAATTTATAATTTTCATAATATAGTTTTTTCTATCTTTGTTTTATCTTTTTCACTAAATAATAAGCTTTCATTAATACAATGTATAATATTGTCAACCAAATATCGTGAATCTAAACTTATATATAATTGAGCATTATTATAATTGTCTATTATATTATTGATCTCAGATTCATCAATATGATTAGAACGCAAATATTCTAATATTTCATTTAATGCACTATTGATTAAATCATTATATATATTAGATGTATTACTTATTTTATTTTGATTATTTTTTATATCATCATTTGATAAAGTCTTATCTAAATATTTTTCTTTAATATCTATAGAATCATTAAATTCATATTTATTATTATATTCATTATGATCTTGTTTGAAAGTATCTGAGTCATTTTGCTTTTTTATGATTCTATAATGCATTAATAATTTTTTAATATCATTATTATTTAATATCAATTTTTTTAATGCCATTATATTACTATCGTTCGTAATCATATTATAGAATAGTTTATTATTATATAAAAATAAAATTTAATAAGTTTTAATTGATATGAGCATAAAATTTAGATTATTTAGAAATACTACTGGGCAATCAAATGATAAATCAATAGCATTATTAAAAAAAGATAACGATACTATTAAGCAAAATGATGTTGTTTATGGATTAGAATTTATTGATCAACAACGAGCACAGCAATCTCCTTATGGTGATAGTACACCACATATAAAATTTTATAAAGATACAATAACATCTATATCAAATAATAATATAACATATAATAGATTAAACACTACTGATATATTTATTAATACTAACGGTAATTCAGGTAATTCAGCAAGAGATCATATTGAAAGATTAACAACAGATCATAATACAACATTTGTTAATAAAATTAAAAATGCAGTAGAATATATTGTTAATTCTAAGGGTGAAGATAAAAATCAAGCAATTAAAACTAAGTTTGTTGTATCATTAAATAATCAAGGTAAAAATCATCAACTTAATGCATTTAGTTATTTACGAGCATATAAAAATACATTATAATGTATACACAAAAAGAATGCTAAGCATTCTTAGAATGCTTAGCATTCTTTTGTTATTTATAAATATTATGATAAGCAGCGTTTTGATCAACTTCTTGTTTTAAAAATTTCCAAGACCACCAATATTTATTAATTTTCTCCAAATCTTCTTCTGTCATTGATGAAAGTTTTCGAACATCCATATTATCTTCTAAATCAAATATTTTAACTATTCTTCCAATATCATTATTATATACTTGTTTTATATAATCAAAATATTTTTGTTCTTTCGGTTTAGCTAATATACTTAATGCATATATTATCTCAACATTATCTATACCTCTTTTAATTAAATCAGCTTCAGTTAAATCAGTATATTCATATATATCATGTAATAATGCTACAATAAAAGCTTTATTATAAAATATTCCTAAAGATGAATATTTATCCATACATTTTTTTGAAGCATATTCTCCTAAATTATGAGCTACATTCCATAAATGTTGTTTATGATCATTCCCATATTTATCAACTAAGTTTAATGCAATTTGATGCATAGATGATATATATTTATATGGTTCTTCTAATTCAGCATTATATAAAATTTCTATCATTTTAAAACATATTTAAGTAAATATTTTTCTATATGATCATATATATTTTTATCAATAGTTATTTGTAATCCTGTTGATAATATAACTTTATATGTCTCATAAAAATAAGGCTTGGCACCAATATCATCAATTATTAATTCATTAATTTTTTTAATATATTCTTCCAAAATTTTAGGATCATTTTCATCATTAAAATTAGGCTTAAAGTATATTCCACCGTTAAGCATTAATTCAGGAGGATTTTTATAATATTCATTTAAAGTTTCTTCATATGTATTTTCCCAAGATTGAATATCCGCGTTATTATTTGATTTTTCTAATGAATAAACTTGTTCAATATTGATTAATAAATTATCATTAACTTTTACAACTTTCATATTATATTCCAACATTCTCGCCTGCTATCATATTATCACCCATACGTTTCATTGTTGGTGATTTATGAGATGCTTTATATTTTATATTCTTTTGCATCAATGAATCTATAGATTTATTAAGTTTTTTGTTTTCTTCAGTTAACATATTCATTTCTTTATTTAGCAAATCAATTGTAGTTTTTTGTTCATTAAATATTTTAATTGCATTTGCTAATCTTTCTTTTAGCTTTTCGTTTTCATTTTTTAATTGTTCAATAGTTTCCATGTTATTTATAATTATTTATTTTTATGATTCTATCGATATTACGATTATCTTCACGTTCTTTTATAGATTCACGTTTGTCATATATCTTTTTACCACGGCATAATCCTATTTCTAATTTAATTAATCCTTTATTAATAAATAATTTTAATGGAATAATAGTATATCCATCAATTTTACTTAATGATTTTAATTTTCGTATTTCACGTTTATTTAATAAAAGTTTTCTATCACGTAATTCTTCATGATTTGTAAACTTATCTGAATCATATTTAGATATATGACAATTTTTAATCCATACTTCATTATGATTATCTACATAACAATAAGCATCTTTAATATTTGCTTTACCTAATTTAATAGATTTGACTTCAGAACCCATTAAGCACAATCCTGCTATATAAGTTTCAATTACTTCATATTCATGGTATGCTTTCTTATTTAAGATAATCATAACAATAAGTTTTAAATATATATATAAATATAGATAAAAGCTAACAAAAAATTTAAGTAAATCAAACTAATAATATATTTTTAATATATAAAAGATTTTATATATAGAATTATGATATTTGGAAATTTAGAAAAAGTATTAGAAAACGAACAATCTATTAATGAAGCTGTTCAAAATAATTTCAATAATGCTAATCAGACAAAAAAACCTACGAGATGGTCAAAAATACTTACCACATTATCTCATTATGGAATGAATTATTCTGATGATGTATATAAGAACATGGTTGCTTTTCCCGCTGATAAAGCTATACAGCCAAAAGATGAAGTAGCTTTACAGCAAGTTCTTATGGGCACTACAATGAATAATTGGAAAGTAAAGCCTGAAGAAGAAAAATCATTTGCAGAAAAAACATTAGAACAAAAACGTGATATACTTCGTAAAATGGCAATGCAGCCTGAGCTTGAAGATATATTAGATATTATGGCAAATGAATCTGTTGTTTATGATGATGATGAATCTTATATTTGTACACCATTCTTGGATACAGGATTAATCCAAGACTTAAACGAACAGTCAGCAGAAGAAATCAGAAGTGCAATGGATGTCGCATTCTATAAAATATACCTCTTATTGGAATGGAAGAAATTCGCATGGGATGAATATAAACGTTTTTTAATAGATGGTGTATTAGCATATGAAATTGTTTATGACAATATTGAAAATCCTAAATCAATTATAGGTATTATTGATTTGGATCCAGTTACATTAACACAAAAGATTAAAGATGGAACAACATATTGGATACAATTTGAAGGTAAATTAGGATTTGAACGTACTTTATTAGACTCACAAATAATATATATAAAATATGAAGACTCAGGTGTTAGTACAAGACAATCATATTTGGAACGTTTAATACGACCATTTAATTTATATCGTATTGTTGAGCAAGCACAAGTTATTTGGACGGTGACACAAGCATCATTTAAGACTATGTTTACTATACCAATTGGATCTCAAGCAAGAGCAAAAGGTATGCAAACATTAGCTAATACAATGAATAGATATAAAGAAGACATATCATTTAATGTTGAGACTGGTGAATTGAAAGTAAATGGACGAATGAATTTACCATTTAATAAAGAATATTGGCTTCCTGAAGGTGAGAATGGTAGGCCACAGATTGAAACATTGGTTGATAATGGACCCATGCTTAATGATTCAGATCAAATTAGATATTTTGAATCTAAATTATGGAAGATGTCAAAAATTCCTGCAAATAGATTTGATAAAGAAGCACAAACCACATGGTTTGGTAGTGATCCTACACAAGCATTACGTGATGAAATTGATTTCTCACGATTTGTAACAAGATTAAGAAATACATTCAGTGAATTATTATTAAAGCCGCTTCGCATTCAATTAACTTTATCTGTTCCCGATATTAAAAATGATAAACGTATATTAGATTCAATTTCTTTAAGATGGAATTCATATAACTTATTCGAAGAACAAATGAATATTGAAATTATGACAAGAAGAGTTGAATTCATAGGAACAATGAAAGATAGCTTAGCCACAACTGATGCAGAAGGAAATGAAGAATCATTCTTCTCACTCAAATTCTTAGTAATGAAATACCTTAAAATGTCTGATGCGGATATTGAACTTAATGAAAAGTATAAGATGGAAGAAAAATTAGCAAAGAAAGATTCAGGAGAAGAATCTGAAGAAGATACTGGTGAAGAAGAAGACATGGGAGGAAGCGAATCCGAAGATACAGGAGGCGGTGAATATGAAGAAGGTGGCGGAGGCGAAGAAGCTGAAGGCGGAGATATAGATGATGAAATGATGGGTGATGTACAACCAGAATCTTCAGAAACGACACAAATATAAATAATATAATAGAGGTGAATTATGGGTGAATTACTTGAATATTATATAATATTAGCAACTGTTGAATATGTTAATGATCCATTAAATATGGGAAGAGTAAAATGCAATATTCCCAGTATGATGCATTCATATGTTACTGAAGAAGATGCATTGCCATGGATACGCCCATTTAGTATGAATGCATATCAGTCATTTAGTAAACCAATCGAAGGCCAAAAAATATGGGTATTAGCAAGTAAGACTAATTTAAATGAATTTTGGTGGTTTCCATATTTTGAAACAACAAATTTAACTCAAGACTTTTTAGATACATATTATGATAAGCATCCTGATGTATTACATGCTCGAGATAATAGTAAAGCAATGATTACATATGATGATTTTCAAGGATATTGTATGAGAATTGGAAATACAATGTTAAATTTACAACCTGAAGGATTTGATTTGCATGCATCAGGTGCACACGTTACAATAAATGGAGGACATGTATCTATAGGAAAGGGTCCTACAGGAAATGGATATGAAAAGATAACTAACGCCAAAAAAACATCAGATTTTTTAGTAAATCTTGGAAAACAATTTCAAAAACTTGCAGCCAAAGCAGCATCAGATACACATACACAGCCGTTAATGCAAAATATAAACGACATCGCAACTGCATTAATTAATGTAACTGATGAAACAATAGGCTTTGAAAATGCTAGCGCAAATTAGTTTAAATTAATTTTATACAAAATTATGGAATACATTCAATCAGATAAGAGCAAAAAATTATCTAATACAAGAGGTCAACTTCAAATGAATGGCCAAGCAACTAGTTCATTTACTGCTCCACCAGAAGATGATTTAGATAATGTAAGAAAAAGGGCGAATATACAAAAACGTATAAATAAAGCTGCTATGGCGGATTATAGTTTATCTTATTTAAGAAATTGTTATAATGATGAAAACGTATCTATTGTATATGATGAAGTTAATGATTCGATTAATGTATATAAGGTAAATGATGATTTAAGTCGCGAATTTGATTTTAAAATAGATAAAGATAATGTTATTTTTGATAATTTAAATAATGTGTCTTATCAAACCAATAGAATAGTATCTGCTACTCAATTACAAAGTGAACAAAATGAACGTAATAATACTACATCTTCTTTTAATGATTCAGAATTTAGCGGCAATATTAACAAAGGTGGCACTCTTGATGAATTTACTGTAATAAGTAAACGAAAAGTAAAAAAAACAGTTGAAGAAATAAATGTAAATCTTAATGAAACTGCATCAAGTTTAATAAGATTAACAGGTGCGGGTACATTAGGTGTAGATTTATATAAATTGATAGAAGCTGTAGGTCCAAAAGGATTATTATCTATGCAACAAGATATCATAGAAAATATTATGAAAACATTAGTTGAAAGGGCTGGAAAATTAGCAGGTAAATATGCAAAACAAATATCTCAATTAGCATTAACGGCTCCAACTGAAATAGAAAAATATACAAAATTAAGATTTAATTGGACAAAAGAAGACGCTGTAGCTGCTGGTGAACCTAATGCAGAAATAAAAAAATCATTAGGGGATATACTTGCTGAATTAAATTTAGAACTTGAAGAAACTCAAGCACAAACTCAAGAAATATCTAAACAAACAAAAATGAAAAAATTTATTGATAATGTTACACAAAAAGCACCTAAAACAATTAATACTGTTAATACATTCATTAATAAATCATCAAAAGAAGTTGAAGATATTCTTGGGCATGCTATGGAAGGTCCAACTTACTTAAGTCAACAATTAAATGATTTTAGTAATAAAAAATTAGAATGGTGTGATAATCAATTAAGCCAAGAATATAAATCAATTAAGAAAACAGTAGATAAATTTTGTAAAAATACTGGAGAAGAAATTGGCACAAATTTGGTTGAACAATATAATGAACATATAACTAATGAAGCTGAAAAATTAATTCATAATCAAAACAAATCTATAGTTAAATCAAAAACTAAAGCAGCACAAGCCATACAAGTAGCAAAATTACAAATTATGGCAAAAACAAATATAGAATTACCGATATAATAATATGGCAAAAAGTAAAGAAAACGAATCAGAATTTAATCCTGTGAAAGAACTTGTTGGCAATAAAAAAGCTGAACGAGTAATATGGTCTACATCAGTTATTAATAAAGCTTTAACTGCTATTCAAGAAGGAAAGCCATTAAAAGCATCTCCATTTAAAGATAAGAATACTAAATTATTAAAGCCGGAATTGGTGCGTAAATATACAGCAGAAGAAATTGAAGACTATATAAAATGTAAAGAAGATCCTGTATATTTTGCATCTAAATGTTATCTTATGACTCCTGAAGGATTAAAAGCTTGTAAATTACGTGACTATCAAATTGATTATATACGTCATTTACAAAACAATCGTTTTTCTATATTGTTATCTTGTAGACAAGCAGGTAAATCTACAACAACAGCTATATATTGTTTATGGGTTATTTTATTCAATTCAGATAAAGCTGGTCTTATTCTTTCTAAATCAGGTCCTGCAGGTTTAGATTTAGTAAAGAAAGTAAAAGATATGTATTTATATCTCCCATATCATTTAAAAATTGGAACAATGAAATGGAATCAATCTGAAATATCGTTTGACAATAATTCATCAATATCAACTGAATCTTTCTCCCCAACTGCTGGCCTTGGTAAGACAATCAATTTCCTTATTCTTGATGAGTTTGCATGGTGTCCTCCTAATGATGTGGAACTATTTTATAACAATATTATACCAACTGTAACTACCATAACTGATTCAAATGTATGTATAATGTCAACACAAAATGGCTTTAATCTATTTTATAAAATATGGAAAGGTGCTATTGAGAAGACAAATATATATGCACCATTCAAAGTAGATTGGTGGCAAGTTCCACAATTCAATACAAAAACTAAACAATGGGAGAAACGTACTGAAGCATGGAAAGATGAAATGATTGGTGTTCTTGGTTCTAAAGAAGCATTCTATTATCAATATGGAACTCAATTCTCAGCTTCTGATAAATGTTTAGTGTCACGTGAGTTATTGGCTACATTAAGAGACACAGCAATATTATGGGAGAATAGAACTGATGAGATAATAGAAATGTATGATCTACATTTACAGCATCATGAATTTTTATATATCAGACCAGATTTTGATTTAGAAGAAATTAAGACAGGATTTTTCATATTGACTATTGATCTTGCAGAAGGATATGGAGGTGATTCAACAGTATTTGACATATTCCAAATAATGGGAAGAGACCAATTTAAGCATATAGGCTATTGGAAATCTAATTCTGTAGATCTTGAACATGCTGCATTAGAGTATTGGTTTTTAGCTTCACAATTATTTAATGGAGAGAACTGCATTTGGTCATTAGAATGGAATACTTATGGAGCATTATTCTATAGAATGCTAATGAATTTAAATGAAGACGATTATGATACAGACACAATATATAGATTTAATATTTCACAAGATGGTTTAGAATTATCTAATTTTGTAATGTATAAGAAAACAGCAATGGATGAGCAGATAATTGGAAAAACAGGTGCATCAAGATATATACCAGGAATTAAATTTACATCAGGAAACAAAGGTACAGCTTGTTCATTATTGAAAATGCTATTTGAAAAACATCAGATTGATACTACTGATTTGATTACTTTAGGAGAATTGGAAAATTTTGAAGACAAAAATGGAAATGGCTCATATAAAGCATCTTATGGGCATGATGATTTAATAATGACATTTGTACAATTACCAATGATTCAACAAACATCAAGATATAAAAATTTTATAGAAGAGTATGAAGAATCAAAAATAAGTAATTCAATAAATAATAAATGGAATACTGATGATTCAACATTTACTGATTTTCCAGCTATATATGATTATAATCAAGATCAACAAGAATTTATAACAAATAGATTAAGATAAAAAAATAGAGATTGCTTAGCAATCTCTATGATGTATGGTTTTATTATAATTTTTTAATTAAAATCAAATAGTTGTTTTTGCTATTTGTAAATTTGAGTTTGTTTGTATACATTTTATTTTATTAGGTAAACCAATATTTATCTTAATATCATTAGAATTAATAATTTGGTCTTTAATCATATAATTATCATCAAAGTTAATTATTAACATGTTATTTTTTAATTCCCATTTTACATTATCATATAAATATTTATTAGGAGTTTGTACATTAATACCAAAATCATCAGTTTTATAAATATGTATTTCTGATGGTACATTAATCATTAAAGTATCTATTGAATTAGTTGTTTCATTTGCATAAGCATTACCACATATCATTATTGATATAGTAAGCATTAATCCCATTAATATGTTTCTAAAATTTTTCATAGTTTAATTTGTAATATATTTTTATTATTTGTTTTATCTTATGAACGAGGTATCATACCTGTAGGTGTAGATAATATATTATAATTTGATATGATACTTTTGAGAATTCTTTTTACAGTTTTCATTATTTTATCTTCTATTATATTTTTGATTATAATAATGTCCATACATCATGTTAGCACTTTCTTTATAGTTCTCAACTATAAAATGAAGAATTTTCTTTAAAGTTTGTTTCATAATTTTAATTTATATATATTTTAGTATTGTAGTTTAATACCGTATAATTTAATATAGTTTAAAATAAATAAGTTATATGCAAATATTATAATAAAAACGCAAAACCATAGATTTTATTAATTTATGTTAAATGGGTTAATTTATGTTAAATGGGTTAATCTAGATCAATTTTGTTATCATATATTAATTTTTGTTATTTTTAATTAAAATATTTTGATATAATATAACTATATAGAGGCAAGTATAAAAATACCTATATAAGTTATGTATAATAAAATTTTAAAAATTATTACATTTGGTTTTATGAACAAAAAGAAAAACAATGATAATTTTTTTAAAAAATTAATAAAGGAAGATAATAATGTAAGTGTATTGAATTTTTTCTTAATATGTACATTAGCAGTTGGAGTAATATTATTATTTGTTCCTGTTATTGGTATATTAGTTGATATATGGTTTAATCATACAATTACTATTAATCTATCTGATATGGCAGTCTATATTGGTGCTGTTGCTGCTATATTTGCTTCAGGTGGATTAACTACTGCATGGACAGAATTCTCATATTCAAAATATGATATACCACCTATTGATGAAGATGGTGACGATATGATAAAAGATGATGTAACAATAGATCCTGAGACTTGTGATGCTATGCCACAGCAACCAAGACATAGAAGATATAAAAAAATAAATAAACAATAATATGATAATTTCACACGATTCATTTACATATCAAAAACCAAAAAACATATTATTAAAACCATTTGCATGTTTTTGGCGTACACAAAAATTAAATATAGATGAACAGTATAAATTAGGTGTTAGAATTTTTGATGTAAGAATATATAGAAACAAAAATAAATGGGGAACTGCTCATGGGTTAGCGCATTTTGATAAAAGCTTTAATTCATTAATAGATATATGTAAATATTTTAAAGATAATTACAATGGATCTATGATAAGAATTATTCTTGAAGATAATGTAAATTATGATCAAAATTTAAAAAAATTATTTTATCTTGAAGCAGAATATATTTTTGAATATTACAAAGATATGATATGGGAAATTGGTACGCACCACCCATGGGAAATGTTTTTAAAAAATGATAAGTTACTATTTACACATGTAGAAGATAATTGCTGCCATTTATTTAATTGGAATACTGATAAAAGTATATCTTATAATATTAAACGTTTTGATTGCTCATCTTGGTCATTACCATCATGGGCTAAAAAATATAATACAAAAATAACTAAAGAAATGATAGAAGATAACATTGGTCATATGTTTGACTATATAGGAATTTATCCATAACAAAAAAGGAGATCGTATGATCTCCTTAATTTATTTTAATACTATAACATCTATTGTTTTGCACCACAATTTTAGTTTGTGTGTAAATCTATTGTTTTTCACCACAATACGGACAAAATTTAAACTTTTCTTTTATTCGTCGTCCACATTCATGACAATATATTTTTTTCAAATCATTACCACAATATCGTTTTTGTGACATGGGCAATATTTTTATATTTTCTGTTGAAAATGGATAATTACAAAAATCAATATTTATATCTTTAAAACTTTGATATGAATATGATCCTTTTTCAATTCGTCCTGTGTCAATTTCATTTGTGTCTAAACAATTTTTACTGTCATTATACATACAATCACATGAAGCAGTAGCCCATGCACCCATTGAAGTAATCGTATTATCAACAGATGATGAATAATTTGCTGTAATTGTAGGATAATCATATATATTATTATATGTAAATGTAAATGATCTTGGTTTTATTTCATTAAAAAATTCAATTTTAATATTTCCATTGTTCTTAATTGCATTTTTAGATTCAGTGGTATTTTCAACAGTATATGTAGAAAACTTAAATTTATTTGATGAATCTAAATAACGCTCAAGCCATATTCTTTGACCTGGTTTAATAACAATTATATTTCCAAGATAATCATCATTAACATAAATTTTTGCTCCTATATTATATTTATTAGGATTAAATAATTGTATTTGAAATTCTTCTCCATCATTCAAATACACCAATCGTTTTGAGTCATTATTACAATATTCTTTCAATAATGATTTGTTTACTGCAATTTTTGATAAAAAATCTGTCTTCATTTTAGCTTAAATATATATATTTATATTGTTTAACAAATTCAAGTCTTTTTAAAACTTTCAAAGGGTCATTATATATACCTTATTATTAAACGTATTAGCTATTATATTATAATATAGATATTCTTAATCAATTATTTTATTTTTTTCTCTATCAATTAAAGAATCTTGATATCTTATACTGCGCCATTCAGCTTCAGTTTTTGATTTAGTATGATTATATATCTTTTGTTTATTTGCATTTCTACGACGTTTAAATTCTTTAAAGAATTCTTTCTTTTCTTTTTGATTAGCTAAATGTATAGCTTGTTGTAATTGAATAATTTTTTTACGTTCATCTGATGATTTAATATCTTCTGATTTCTTATTAGGATCGTATTTTATAAAACGCCCATCATTTACCATATAATAAACTTCATCAAATTGTTCTTTTTCATCACCATTATTTTCTACTTCTTTTGTAACAAATTTTAATAATTCCTTATTATATTTATCAAATTCAGATGGTGTTAATGAATCCCACCATGTCATATATAAAACGCCCTCATATAGCCAATATCTACCTAATTTAAATCTATTATTAATATCTTTGTTTTGATTTTTCCAATCATCATAATTAATATCTCCAAAGAAATCATCAACAAATCTTAATGAATAAATACCATCTTTATTATTTGCAACATCATATAAATCATCAAATTCTTTAAGTTCATTATCATTATATTTAGTATATAAAATACTACAATGATTGTCTCCTTTATCTGATATTAAAAATTTATTTAATTTTGTACTATAAATAAATGCATATGCATTTTTGGAACACCAATCTAAACTAGTAATTTCTCCATTTTTGTTTTTAAATTTTATTTCATCAGGTGAATTATTATCCCAATAAGCTTCTTTTATATGTTGTTTTAATGATTTCATATTATATTATTTATTTTTTAATTATATCTTATCAATATGATAATTTAGAATTAGTAAACCAATATTGTTTATAAGTAGATCTTCCATTCATCTCATTTCCGAAAAAAATTAATGGATGATTACTATCATAAACTGTTCCTAATTGTATGTCTCCATTTGTATAATAATATATCTTATCATCATATTTTTTTACTAATTCGAGAAATTTATAATCATCAATTGTAAATAAGTATTTATATTTTTCACAAGAAGGAAATTTTTTAATTTTCCTATTCCATGTAGTTTCTGTAGTAATTATATTTAATTCATCAGCATTTTTTATTTTGAAAACATACTTCAACTCATCCATTATATTTTTAAGACATCTATTATAAATATTTTTAGAATCATCAAAAACAGATTTGTCAAAATTTAATGCAAGTTTAATTTTTTGTTCTAAATTTATATTTTCAGCTAATTTACTTTGATTGTTCAATATTAATTTCTCAAAAATGAATTGATTAATTTGCTTCATTTGCTTTATTTATAAATGAAATATTTTATTAAAAATAATAAAGAAATTTTATAAAGAAATTTCATTAGTTTTTTTCTTCTAAAAAACAACAAAAGGGAGGTTTCCCTCCCTATATTTTGTTGGTGCACCGAGATTCGAACTCAGAATGACAGCTCCAAAAACTGTAGTGTTACCATTACACCATGCACCAATTTGAAATAAACCTGTAACATTCTTATAAAGAATTAAAAAATGTAATCAAAACAAAAAATATCAAAATCAAACTATGAAGTATCTCTATAATATCAACAAGATTTATTTCGTTTATGATTTAAATATTATATTTAATTTTTCAAAAACTTTATAATCTATTTTATTTGGATATTTTTAATAATTTGTAGTTTCATATCTGTGGAGAATCCCGGTGCTGCCCCGAGGTCTTATGCTTGCAAAGCATATATTTTAGCTAGTTAAACTAAATCCCCAAATATTTAACAGGAACACTCGAATAAAGTATAACTTATTAAAACTCTCACACACATTTACTGAAGTAACTCTATTCTTCACCATGTTAAATTAGTTGCGGCGGATAGGAATCGAACCTATGACCTCCAGGTTATGAGCCTGATGAGCTACCAACTGCTCCACCCCGCGATATACTATTTTATTTTATACATGAAAAAATTTCATAATCATTATTATTCGTTTTATGAATATAACATTCACCAGGACTTAACGACATTACGTTTCCAATAATTTTTGAAACAACTTTTTTAGAATAGTCCCAAAAATTATAAACAGTTCGAATATCCTCTTCATCATTTAAAAAATATGTTAGAGGCTCACTTGTAACGTCATGGACATTAACTGCTGTCATTATATATTTACACTTATTTAATGATTTAGGTTTAGAAAGATCTTCGTCTTTACCCTCATTTATATTAATATATTCATTTATATCTTTCATAACATTTAAACATTATTTATTAAAAATAAAAAACCGAGAAAATTTGCGAGCTACGAATTTGAGAAACCCTGGCTTAACAGGGATTGCATTACTGTATTCAGTTTTACCTCATGTTGCATTGCCTCTTATACATTCTCACGATATGTAACACGTTTCATCAGGCGAGGAGCCTCTTTTGATTCCTATCTACATCAAATAATATTAACCGGTGTACTTACTTGACTTACCCTGATAATACTCAGTGGCCTGTTCTCGGTTTATTAGTTGCGACTCCTGGATTCGAACCAGGGACCTTCAGGTTATGAGCCTGACGAGCTACCATCTGCTACCAAGTCGCGATTTTTATAATAAATTTGTACGCCCTTTGGGACTCGAACCCAAGACCCACGGATTACTTACAGCATCTTATCACTAAGACCATTTCTGTTGCTGTCTCGACTATGTTATTACCATGCATTTCTGTTTAGGTATCTCCTCTATAGTCTGTACACATTTATTCATATTATAATAAATATGAAACTTAGCTCGGTGTCACCGTACTTACTCGAAATACTCAATTCACCGAATTAGGGAGATTTTCATTCTACATGTTTCCATGAGAAGCTTCCATTTGAAAGCCCGTTGCTCTTCCAACTGAGCTAAGAGCGCAAATAAATTTAAGAGAACATTTAAGTAAAGTTTAATTAAATTTTGCGTCTACCAATTCCGCCATCTCGGGAATTATTTGCCCAAGAACAGGATTCGAACCTGTAATTACGTTGTGTTCATAAAATTCTCTTGAAGTAACTCTACTTTACACTACTTAAATTTACTTGTAGCTCGAACGGGAATCGAACCCGCACGGCCATTCCTGGCCAAGGGATTTTAAGTCCCTCGTGTATACCAATTTCACCATCGAGCCATTATATATTAAATATAGATATTATATAAATAATTTCAATATATCGTAATCATTTTTTCTTATTTTTTTAATTTCATCAGATTTAATTATAATTAATTTCTTTATTGATTTCCATTTATATAAGTCTCTCTCACGTTGATATCCTTTTACTTCAATATAATAATCATATTCAGGTAAATAAAAATCAGGAAAATATATATGTTTAGAATTATTCCATTCATACGTAAATCCTTTTAATGGTTTCTCCCATTTTATATTTTTATTATCTAAATATTTTGCAACTTCCAATTCCCATTTTCCATCTAATTTAAATCCATTATATTCATAATGTTTAACTCTTCCATTTATATTTGTAGAAGAATATGATTCTGGATGTTCTTTTATTGCTTTATTAATTGATATTGAAATTTTCTTTTTCATTTCCTGAGGAAGAGTTTTATTTTTCCAAACCTTTGATAATTTTTTCTTAGTTTCATCAGAAACAACAGGTTTAGATAATCCTAATTCTTTAGCTTTAATAAACTGGTTTGTACCTTTATGACCCTTTGAATGCCCAGGTTTTATATTTATATAATCCATATTAATTCTATTTGAATTTAATTTACATCGTATTTCATGTTGTTTTAATGAATTTAAATTCTTACATTCTTTATTACAATATTTACAATACAACATTTTTATAAAATTAATTTTGTGGACCAGGACGGGCTTGAACCGCCGACCTCCAGATTATGCTAAACTAAAAAATATCACAAATGAAGAAAGATATTAATTAATTCAGGACTATGCCTTTACCATGCAATTATTGTTTAGGTAGTGTATTATAGTCTCTGCACGTCTCCTTTAAAAGGATTTCGCTCATCGTTGGGATCTTATGTTACCATAAGCCGTTCAATGAATTTAACACTTACTCATGTATCGTTTCCAATACACGGACCCTATCCTATAAATATATATCTTCTTTAATTCATAGGAGCTAAGTCTGTTGCTCTTACCAACTGAGCTACAAGTCCAAATTGGTGACGTTTAATAATGTCCTTTATATCGACAGGACTGACAGATTCAGGGACGCATTTGGTAGTCACCACCCTTCATCATATATTTAATGTTTCAATATTTCAAAGATCACTTTTAAATTGTTTTATTATAATAATATAGTATATTTAGTAATAAATTCAAATTATTCAAAAGATTTTTTATTTTTTATTTCCTAATATATAATCAACTAAAACTTTAATATCGTTTTCATCAATTTTACCATCATTATTTAAATCTTTTTTATAATCATATAATTTTTTGTCTAATATATCTTGTATTATAACCATAATATCAGTTACATCTATTGAATTATCATTATTAATATCTAATGTAATTTTATCTTTAGGATGAACATTAATTAAAGCTTGTTTTGCATATGTTAAATCATAAGATCCTGCTTGCATTAATGACATTGAAAACCATCCATCATAATTACCATTCCATCCCCAATTAAAATGGAATTTATTTGTTTCAGCATTATACCCATCACAAATAAAAGCATGACCTCCTGTACCTTTACTATTATATCCTATCATATTAATAGGATATCCTGCTTTTAATTCTTTATAAATTAATTCAATAAATGTATCGAGACCATTAGATGCATATATACGTTTAATATTATCTCCAAAATTTAATATATTTTTATATGTTAATAAACTTGTTCCAATACTTGAAGTTGTAATTGATGAACTATATGAAGATACATTTATACATCCTAATTGACGCATTAATTTGCCAATCATTTCATATCCTTTTTGATTTTTTGATTTTGCAAAATCTGTATTTTTATTAAATTTAAGAACATCATAATCAATATCTAATGGCGGTAAAGCAGGCATTACTTGTTTTTTAGTTCCTGTGTTTGTAGTATATGATTTTACTCCTGGTAATGATCTTTTCCATATTTTACCATTTACACCAATTGTTCCATAATATACTATTAATTGTGCCATAGATGTATTTATACATCCTGTAATAACTCTTTTACCATCTGATGGATCTAATGGTAATGCGTTATTCCATGGATCACCTTGCCCCCACTTATATGGCATTAATGCTTTAATTGTTTCTTTTGTATTATTTGCTTTTACAGTTACAGGTCTTATTGTTATTCCCGCACGTTTTCTTAGATATTTAATTGACCTTTTTGATGCAGAACATTCAAATATTTTAGCATATTGATTATCATTAGATGTCTGTGTTGTAGCTGTCATATAATATCCGTTTGTCCCTACATAACTTTTCTTATCTAAAAAATAACCTGAAAATGGTAAAAATATTTTATTGCCATTTGGTCCTGTTATTTCATATCCATTACCTTTGCTAATAAATGTACAATTATCAATTAATTCTTGCCATTGATCTGCTGTGGGTATACACATATTTTTATTAATAGAATAAGCAACATCATATTTGGTTTTTGATATAGATGTTCCTATATCCATCGTTTTAGGTGTAGATGAAGATGAATTTACATTATCATAATATTTAT